TGGCTAGTAACGAGTTCTCGATGCTCGCGCTGGGCCTGTCCTACGTACCGCTCGTAGGTGACCGGGTAACGATCGCCGGCTCTGTGGCTGGTAACAACGGCGCCAAGATAGTGACCGCGGTTACTCTGGAGTCGATCGACACCCCGAGTGACACATACAAAATCCAGGTCAGTGTCGTCTTTGCTTCGGTGGAGTCTCCGGCTGTCGCGGTCACCTCTCAGGCAGCGACTCCGGATGGAAACGAAGTCAGATTTATCAAGTCGGTGGGAAACCCCACTGAGGCCAGAGCCAACCGTACGGACGAGCTCGACACTGATTTGCTTTTAGCAAGGATTGCTACTCCAGGCCCAGTCATTCTCAACTACGTGCCGCCCACTGGCGCGGGTATGAACAGCGACCTCCTGGGTGTCTATGGCAACGTAGCTGTAGATTGGTCAATGAGCACGGTAGACGCCTTTACAATGGCGGCGGGGCTCAGACTCGTAGATCTGCTTGGGAACGTTTTGTATACCGTCAATGGCGGTACATTCCCGATGGCGGAAGACGACGCGCTCTACGTTTTGTTAGGCGGCGCCACCACCATTACTCCGATCGTGACTCCGATCGCGCACCTGCCCTACGGCACGAAGATCCAGGTATTGGGCTTCCGCAAGGGCGGAACCTTCAACCCGCACCTCTTTGCCATGGCCGGCATGGACACGCTCGACCCGGGCGAGACTACTATCATTGGCCAGGACCTCCCCTCCAATATCCGGACTCGGCTTGGTATCACCAGTGATACTACGTTTGGGGCGTACACCTCATTGCTCCGGCTCGCGGCCACTGACACCTATCCAGCGGCTTTGAGCAAGATCGACTCTGCCCTAGGCGACGAACAAGAGAACCGCTCCGGGCAATTCCGGTCAGTTGGATCTCTGACGTGGTCGGGCACTCAGGTTTCGTTCACCAACGATATCATCCTGGATATCATCAACACCAAGAATGGCACAGCCAACGCCTACACCGTTCTTGCGGCTGGCTCCCCGATTTCCCTGAACGATGGCGAGTCCGCGTATATCAGTATTACTCGCGGCACAAGCGGTAACGTAGCCGCGGTGCTGAGTGGAGCTACCCCGATCCCCGCGCAGGTGCCGTCCACCAAAAACATCTTCATTTTGTTCACTCGTCGCGATACCAACCTGTTTATACCGTTCCACAAGCAGGCGGTTGTAGCTGGCACCTCGTTCAGTCTTGGCGTTGGGTCGGGCGGCAGTGGAACTGGGACCGGTATTGGTGACGACCTCGACTCCCTGAACTTTCGCGTTAGCACGCTGGACCAGTTCGACACGGATCCGTCAGATTCGACCAGCACCGTCGACAGCGCTGTGGGCAAGACAGACGCAACGCTCTACTCCGCGGTCAATAAGAGTTACCGGCTGAGTTACGACGCTTCCAAGACGGTCACCGGAACAGGCACGGCGATGTCCCCGATTTCTGGGGCACCAAGTTTCACAGTAAAAGTAGGCGATCTCCTCATAGTCGGGTCTGAGGTTCGACGGATCGTTACCGTCAATTCACAGACTGACTACGTGATTGAGTCGGCTTTCACCGTCGATCCAGTAGCTGCGGCCTGCACTATCTCTCAGGCCGTCTATACGAAGGACTTGAACGCCTTCGTCGGCGACGGGCAGGCGCCGTCTGCTCTGTTCTCTGGCAACATTGCGTCTATATTGGCTCTGTACCAGGACACGCTTACACTCGGTGACATCATCGCAGATTATGGCGTTACCCCGCACGTGGCCTATAGCGTGTCGTGCGACGGGATCAGTTACTCAAACCGTTTCACTCGCACGACGGCCATCACCACGGCCGCGGTAGTGAACCCGCCAGCGGTTGGCACGAACCTGTTTCTACGATTCTTCGCCAACAAAACGTCTGGCACTGGCGCAGTCAACATTCTCGGTTACAAGGCCTTCTTCCATCTGGAAACGATCGTTGAGACCGGCCCAGTCCTTGACTCTGCCCAGTGTTTCACTGACGGCGTTGGCACAGAGTACCGATGCCAAGCGCCAGTGGTGGTCGCCACCAAGACCCGCATTCAATTGGACTGGACGTACGCCATGGGCATCAACCCAGGCGGGCCCATTGGCGTACTGGACGTATATCTAAGCGGCCAACTCATTCCCAGATTTATTGACGGCTCGCTCACTCCAGGTGCCTCTTACATTGAGATCAGCAGCGACACCATTCAGCTGGACGCGGACTACAGTGCGTCCAACTTCAGCGTTGAGATTCTTAAGAGGATTGCTGTCGTCGACAGCTCGGCTCAGAACACGCTTCGTCTGCAGAACGTCGCCGATGTTATAGTGGGGACACAGGCTCAAGTGGACTCCGGTCAGGCCACGCACACTACGTTTGCTGCGGCGCTGGCCGCAGTCGTAGATGGAGCAACCATCCAGGTCTTGAACGGTACGTTCACTGAGAACGTCAGCGTAGCCAAAAAAGTGAACATCCGCGGAAGGGGCCACCTGTCGGTGCTCAACGGCACACTGGCATACACTTCTGCAGCGGCTTTTGGAACAACCAAGATGCTTCGGATTTTGGATAACGTGACTTTTGCAGTGGGGGCGGACGCGATCTTCTTCACAGAGATTTGGATAGCGGCTACTAAAACAGTTACTGACCTGGGCGTGGCTAACTACACACTGTACATTACGGAGTAAGGATGCCGTCACTGTTCGGAAGCAACATAACCCCCACCGGAACCAGAGCCGGTTACCTTGGGCTGACGCCGCCCACGGGCTGGGTATTGGCCTGTTCTAGGACAATTGGGAATGCTGCCAGTGGTGGGACAGAGAGGGCCCACGCCGATACCTTCCCGCTTTTTAAGTTACTCTGGGACAGCTACGCCGACGCTCAGGCGCCAGTAAGTGGCGGCCGGGGGGCTTCTGCGGCGGCAGACTACGCAGCCAACAAGACGATCGCCGTAATCGATTACCGAGGTCGCACTGGCGCCGGTAAGGACAACATGGGCGGGGTCGCGGCTAACCGCGTCACCTCCGGTGGCAGCGGAGTAACTGGAACTACTTTGGGCGCTGTTGGTGGAGCGGAAACTCACGCGCTCACCACCGCGCAACTAGCGAGTCACGATCACGGTACGGGGCAAGGCGGAGAGAGCTTCGCACTCGCTGACGGGTTAACCTTCACGGCAACGCCCGGTGCAGGTGTCTACGGAGCTAATTCTCTTGCGTCTACGACAGCGACCAGCGGTAGCGGCACGGCCCATAACAATCTCACTCCAACGGTGATAGAGACGATCATCGTCAAACTTTAACACTATGTCTAAAATCGTCGGCAAACATACAGGAGACCCCCCCCGGGACCTTCAAGGAGTACGCTGGCGGCGCCGCGCAGCCCGGGGACCTGCTCTGCGACGCGCCCCCAAGGATTATCAAGTTCTAGGAGATATATGCCGGTAACAATTCCCATAAACTCCAGAACGAACATCAAGCAGCGGACGCAGGCTGATGCTGGAGTGCCGATCGGGACTCGCGCGTATCCAACGGTCTTTTTGTCCCCCGGTGGCTTCGGCGACGTAACTACTTTTGCAGCCGCACTGGCAGCCTTGCCGTCCGCCGGCGGCGTGATCCTTTTGATAGATGCCATCACGGTCAACGTGACCGTCACCGTCCCGGCCAACGTGAAGATACTTGGTCGCGCTCAAAACGCGATCTGCACCATGGGAGCGCTGGGTACCTTCGTGTTCTCCGGGGCGAGATCGTCGATAGCCGACATGTATTTCAAGACGGTAAACAACATCACCATGGTCGACGTGAACGGTGGTACCTACTTTTACGCTGAGAACTGCCGGTTCGACGAGCCCCCACTGGGGTCCGCAATTGGAGTCCGGCTGCGCGCCAGCGGCTGCCACATCGAGCTTTGTGAATTCAACGGGGTGTTGGCTCCAAGTACCTCTACTGGTATTCAGTACGATCTAGGGTTCTCTGACAATTCTGATTCCCACAGCAAGTGGACTACTTGAGGAAGATTCATGCCAACCATCAAAGATAACGGCGGCCTATTCGTTTCTACCGACGGAAAGTACGCAGCATCGGAACTGGCTAACTTCCCGCAGTTTGGTCGAGGAGTTGAGGGAAACATCGCCTCTTTGACCTCGGCGGCAAATTTAAACACTGCCCGTACCGGTAGCAATTCGTTCGCTACCAGAACTGTAGACGCGCCTGTCGCATCCATCACGGTGATCGCTGGGGTAGCACTCACGGTTACAATACGAGCCGGCGTCATCACTGACTTCAAAAACGGAGACGCCTGCCTTGTAACTAACCAACAGGGCGATGGCACCAATTTTGGCAACGTTGGAAACTGGGAACTGGTCAAACTAGCCGCAGACGGTGTTGGTTCTTCAATCACTCTGGCCGCAGCCCTTACTAAGATCTACGGAGCTACGGTAGACAACGACACTTTAACTGGACAGAAGATCAACATCATTCGCTTACCGGAGTGGGAGAGTATCACCATTGGGGCAAGTGGTAGCATGACTGGTTCCGCCTGGAATGGGACCTGGGGCGGAATTGTGGCTTTCATGGCTCAATCTGTGACCTGCACGGCGGGCGGAAATGTGTCGGGCACTGGGCTTGGCTACCAAGGTGGGGATGCCGCTGGCAAAAGAGGCGAGGGAGACCATGGCCAAGGCTCGCCAGTTGTTGGTTTGACCGCTCTCGGATTTGGTGGTGGAGGCGGCGGCCCGGTTCCGGCGCAAGCACCGGGCGGAACTACGCATCCCGTTCCAAATGAGGCGGTTGGTGGTGGCGGCGGAGGCGGTGGCGGAGGCGGTGGAGCTGGCGGTGGTGGTGGATACGGTGCGGCTGGCGGTACTGGAAGTAGCGCTACTGCTGGTGGCGGTGGTGGTGGGCAAGGTGTTTTTTGGTCCGGCGTCACTCCAAACCCAACCGGAGGCAACGGCTCTGCGGGAGGCGATGCCGGAAGTGGAATTGGCGGGGCTGGTGCGCCTGGCTCACCGCCCGGTCCTGCGGCCACTGGCATCTGGGCATCTGGCGGGGCTGGTGCGCCAGCTAACCCAACCATAGCATCGCCCGGAGGCTCTGGTGGAGTTGCTACTCTGCTAACTCTGCTTATGGGTGGCGGCGGTGGCGCGGCTGGCGCTGGTGGCAATGGCAGTACTGGCGGAGCTGGCAGAACCAGTGCCGGTCCTACCAACTTTTTTGGTGCGGGCGGAGGAGCTGGCGGAGGAGCTGGCGGAGGATTCACGGCTGGCTCGCAAGGCGGAGATGCACCGGGCGGTCCAGGCGGCGGTCCAGCCGGTGCTCCTGGGACGCCTGGAGCCCCCGGCAATGCCGGAACTGCTGGCGGGGCTGGCGGTGCAGGTGGCGGAGTTATTCTGATCTTCTCAAAAGCCATCAACACTGGGGCTTTTGTAAGCTCTGGCGTATCTGGCACATCTGGCGGGGCTAGCGGATCCGGAGGCGTCGGAGGGCTCCCAGGCAATCCCGGTAGCGCCTCTGCTGGTGGCGGCGGAGGCGGTGGCGGCGGAGGCGGTGGGGGAGGCAGCGGCGCTGGTGGCAGTATTTATTTGTACTACCAGACAGGGGTGATCTCCTCTGCACTTGCTAATCCAGCTGCGGGCGGTGCGGGGGCTCCCGGAGCACTAGGAGGCAACGGCGGCGGCGGACCTACACCTGCCCCATCTCTCACCTTTTGTGCTGGCGCCGGCGGGGCCGGGGAAGGTGGAGTGGTTGGCGGCGCTGGTGGTGGAGGCAGAGTGCGAGTGACCTTCCTCACTGACGGAGTCACTTACGCGTCATCCACACCGGACGGACCTTCGGCTCCGCTTGCACCCGCCGGTCCTTTGCCTGGATCTGGTTACAAGGGAAGTCTTTAAACAAAGGGTGGTCCACTGACCCAGCTAACAAGGCTCCAGCGGTCGCCTTTGATTACTTCAGTAACTCGGTGAACACGGAAGCTGGGAAATAAAATCATACTGCCAACAGTGAGTTCGTTTGGCTTGCCGTGATGGAACAGTTCGAAGTTTCCACCTTCAAATTGGTCATTGAGAAGGATCACCGAAGAAAGTTTCCGATGAGAAAACCCGGCCTGGTCGCCGTGGTCCTCATGCCAGCCGTAGAACCCTTTATCATCCCCACGATAGTGAGTGAGCTGCATCGCTTCGTTAAATCCAGCAAGATGGTAGCCCCACCATTTCACATTGGCGTTGTATACAGCATTTGCCATTCGTTCGAAGAGCCAGGTGACATCCGCTCTCCAGTGTATCCAGTAAAGCTCTGTCTTCCTTTTTTCTGGGACCACTGCCCCACCGGGGGTGTCCCCCCCGATGCGGGCTATTTCTGGTGAGAGGTTTTTGGAAAGTGATATTAATTTTTCACACTCTTCCTTCGTCAAAAAGTCTTTGAAAAAAACATACGGGGCGACTTCTGGCCGAACTGGCTGAGGCAAAACAAAAGGCATTACTCAAGTCTCCCTTCAAACGCTACCGGGACAAAATGAAAGAAGGCCAGGTTGCAAAAGTTTCCAGGTTGGATTCTATTTCTGTAGTGGGGGTGGTCCGTTCCTGAGTAGCAGAGGGCTTCTCCGGGCTGAAGCAGATACTCCTCGTCGCTGACCATGATGGGCCACACTTCCTTCTGATCTATACAGAGGTCTGCCGTATACTTGCACTGGGGGCGGTCGGTGTGGAGTGGGCAGATGCCTTCATCACCGTACATAGAGAGGAAGACGTAGCTTGGCTTTACTGGTTCTCCGAAGATTTCATCCACCTTCAATTCTTTGTGGAGCTTTACCAAAAGCGGCAGATTGTGAAACCAATAACGATTGAACCGGTCCTTGTCAGGAGCCCCCACGTCATGCCAGGGAGTGCCTTCAAAGATTCTGCGGACCTCCCGTACATGACCTGCCAAGTCACTGAACACGCCGTCAGAAAAGGGCCGGATGATTGTTGGATTCATTGGTCAGGTCTTAGCATGGCTGCATATCTATGGCCACTAATCATACTCAGAGTGGCTGTGCTATACTGAGATATCTCGCACAACGTAGCGGCCCACTAAAACAAGGAGAATAATATGGATGACTTAGCCATGTGGCTATCCCAAGTGCTGCAGTCTTTTGGCACGTTCAACGGCATGAGCGGAACCATGGCGGCTTCCGCCATCATTACCATGCTCATCTCTTCCATGAAGGTGTCCTTCCTGAGGAGCCTCATCTGGGACAAGCTGGGGGAGTTCAAGGTATTCCTTGCTCCCTTGCTCAGTCTCGTAATCGCCCTGCTGGCCGTGAGCCCGTTCACTCTGGAAACGGCGCTGGCAGCGCTCCTCACTGGTGGCGGCGCTATCGCGCTCCACGAACTGTTGGACGCGCTAAAAAGTGCACCCTTCATTGGAGGCGGCATCAAGCGGGTAATCGCCTTCATTGAAATGCTCTTGGGTGGTTTGAAGCCTTAACTACCAGCCGCGCTCCCTCCCGTCACCAGCGCTGGTGACGGGAGGGCTTTAACGGAGGCGCCTATGACCATGGATCCGATCAGAGAACAAATCAGGGACGTAGTCGCCTCCGTTACAGAATGGGTCATCAGCCATTCCTCCGGTCTCATTGGCCATGCCAGATTGCTATCTGGCCTCATCGTCATGGTGGTCACCACCTACCTGTGGCGTAAGTACCAGGCTTTTAAAAAGTCCCTTCTCAAGGAGGCAGCTTCTGAAGAGAAAGAACTTCGAAAAGAACCGTCAGGAACGAAAGCGCCGCGCCGAAAAAAGGGCAAAGCGCGCCCTTGAGAAGGCGGAGTGCAAGCCGAAGATGACGTGGACTCTAAGCCCTGATAGCCTTGCAGCTGCTGTTAAAAGGAAGGATAATTGAGCCATGCCAGTTACCGCGGACAACAACGTTCCCTTCATAGGACCCCGAAACCGTTATACGTATGTGTGTGCCGATCCGGCCGCGCTGATCCACAAAATGGCGGGGGCAACCGACTTCGCCGGTGAACGGCCGGAGACCGCTGTCCTGGCAGCTGATGACCTTGACCCAGTAGTTTCCGCTGGCCAAGTCAAATGGTCGGCACTGACTAAGGGCGGCCTCTTTTCCTTCCAGGGGCGCCCGGTCGTGATCGAAAGTGCCTACGGAACAGCCTGCACCCCGACCTTCACTATCATTGACGAGGATGGGGCCGTAACTCGGGCGTTTCCAGCCTCCTTCCCGTTCAGTCTATCCGCGCATGAGCGAATTAAGGCCACCTCTGTTGGAGCGGCCGCTGGAGCAACGGTAGCGGTAGTTGCCCGTCTTGCGGCGCAGAAGGTCTTGTAATGCAAGTCGGAGACGCACTTCCCCTCTCTGTACAACTGGCCGCATCGGCCACGACCAAGCATGTAAGAGCCGTAGTCAAAAACGATGCCGGTGCCCAGATAGCCGGCTCACCCGCAGTCCTCGCCCATGTGGGCCTGGGCCAGTACACCAACTACACACTGGTAATGCCCAATACAAAGTTTGTGACCGTCCAGTACATCATCTATGACGACTCTCTGTTCACTGTGATCAGTGCCTCGGAAAGGGCGCAATCGGCCCTGTTCCTCAAAGAGGCTTCGTTAGTACCGCCTAACCTTTGCACGATATCCGGCAACGTCGTCGACCTTGGCGGAGTACCGGCAGCAGGGACCAGGATTGTTTTCAGAATAGCCGGCGTTCCAAAGCGGACCGGCGATTCATTAGTGGTGTCAGATCGAATTACGACTTACCCGGGCGCCGAAGGAAGCTTCAGCGTGAATATGGTAAGGGGGGCAGTGGTATTGGTCGAGATAGATCCGGCCGGAATCAAAAACCAGTTTACGGTTCCGGATCTGCCGACGGCGTCGCTCTTGGATTTGCTGCCTCCTATACCATGAGGATGTGGTAGATTTAAGGCTACAGGAGAAAGTTCATGTTCAAGCTCGCTAACCAAATGCTCGACGCATATGACGATGTCGAGCGCACGTATATCCGAAAACTGGCCAAGATCGATCCTAAGATCTACCTGATGACCGACTCGGAAAAACGCGAGCTCACGGACAACGATTACGCTCTCTCAGTCATTACCAAGAAGGCCTCTAAGCTAAACAAATTCCCGGTCGATACCCACAGCAACGCCTGGCTCTCTAATCAATACTTCAACGAAACTCATTGGCGGTTGCCCAAAGAAGCCCAGGAAATTGCCGCTCACCACATCAAGCGCGCCTGCGACCAGTTCGGGATCCCCACGACCACAGCAGTCGAAGGCATGGCTAAGGAAGCCTCTTCCAACGTGTTCTACGAGGGTGACTTACCCAGCTCGGCCAAGGTCAGCAGAACCACTGAAGTCGACCTGTCCAAGTTCGCCGAGGTCCAGCAAATCGCGGACAACTACACTTTCGCTCAGTACGCTTTTCCCACGGCTGCGCACGTGAAGCTAGGCAACGAGTACTTTAGCCAGTTCGCAAAAGATATGCCGCTCGAGTACCGACACAAGTATGCCTGCGCCCTGCAGAAGCGCGCTGGCGAGCTCGGCACCGTACTGAAGGGCGAGATCAGCAAGTACGCTGCCAACGCCTACGGCGCTCACATCGACGCCCACCTTGCTAGCCGCAAGTCGCTATTGGACGTGGCTGACCCCAAATTTACTTCTGCTCTGGATAAGATGGCGTCCATGAAAAAAGACATGGCCCCCATCGAATTTGCTAGGCTCCTGCACGGCTTTGATAAGCGTGCCGGACTGGACCGGTACTACGGCGGGTATCTGATCAATCCGTACGAAGCCACCTTCGTCAATCAGAAGAACCCCGGCTTCATGTACAAGAGCGCGTCGTACCAGGACCTGACCGCGGACGCGATCGGAAAGCTTGCAATCGACAAGTACGCAAAGATCAAGGAGTACTTCGGCGAAAGCATCGCTGACTCCCTGAAAAAAGAAGGCGCATCCATTTTTGATTCTCTGCCAATGGACGCGAAAGAAATCATAGCGGGTATCGCCGATGGCTCACTATGATGAAGACACGCAGAGGTTCATGGATAGGGTCTCTGGTAGCAAAGAAGAGATCCTCCGCCAAGCCGTAGGGTTTGCAAAAGACATAGCCAAAAGGAAGCCCGTCGGCGCAAGCATCGCTAAAAGAGTTTTAGGCGCTGGTACCCACAAGTTACTGGAAAAGACAGGTGGCGTCTCCACGCTGCAGCTCTTTGCCACCCTTACTCAGGACTACGGTGAGGAGTGGAGAGACTGGGAACCTGAAACAATTTGGCAAACCCTTGAAGTAGACCACGGGATTTCTCCTTCTGATGAGCTCCGGAACATGATCCAGGCCGTACAGGTAGTGGCAAAAACTGATGCCCCTTTCGAGAACTGGCACGTGTTTGAAAAGGTGGGGCATGCGTTTTGTGAAAACATGGTCAGCTTCAGTTACATCCAACCCCTTGAACTGGACGAGGTAGCCTGGACCCTCAAGGCGCTCCTTACCATCCGTCCCAAGGCTGTGTTCGAGGAAGAAATTAAGGGATACATTGCGGCCTGCGCCAAGAAGTCTGGTGTTGTATACTTGCCGCAGACCCTCTTTATTGCAGGGTGCCAAGAGGCGCTCGATGAGCTCAATAACGATTTGGTTCTGGCCGCTACCGTAAAGAGCCAGTGGCCGGTGATGCCGTCCGAAGTAGATGCGGCACTCGGCGTACAGCTGGCCCGGCTCAAAGAAGTACAAGATTACGTTGCCCGGAGGGCCAATGGCTAACGCAGGATTGCTTGCCGACATTGGAAAGCCACCGCTTTTCTTCTCGCGAATTGATTACCTGCTCACCCCCGTCAACAACGGGGCCTGGACAGAGGTAACTTCTTCGCTATCAGCGCCAGCAACCGAGATAGAGATTTTTGACTCGAGCGGGCTGACACTAGAACTTGGTTTTGGGGCGGCCGCTTCCGAGGTACCTCAGATGCTGATCTTCCCTGGCGGTAATGGTCGTGTTCCGCTGCGCATCCCCCAGGGAACCAGGGTCTCTTTCAGGCCGATCACAGGTGATGCAGCCGCGGGAGAACAGGACATTAATTTTTATGGGTAAAATTCTCACGCTGCTACTGACTGTTTTTTCGCTCTCTTTGCAGGCCGCCAATAGCCCGGTCATCTACCAGGGCGACAAGGCCAAGGTTCTACTCAACCACCTGAACATCAATGACAAGGCCTTCGTCCTCACTGGCACCCAAGACCCGACGGTCACTGCCACCGATGGGCCAAAGGGGTCGTTGCTACTGTCCTCGAACGGAAACTTGTACGCCAAGCAAGACGTCGGTCTGACCACCAACTGGTCTCAGATGGTCGGCGCCGGTGGCGGCAGCTTGAACGTCGACATCCACGACGCTTCCGGAGCGGACATTCTCAATGGCCAGCAGACGATGGCCAACTCCGTCCCGGTGGTCATTTCTTCGAATCAGACAGCGGTGCCCATCTCTGGCTCGGTTTCCATTTCGGGACCGATCTCCGGAAGCGTGGGGGTCACCAACTTTCCCGCGACGCAGGCTGTGAGTGCGGTGTCTTTACCACTCCCCACTGGTGCAGCTACGTCCGCTCTCCAGACCACTGGGAACACTACTCTTTCGACGATCTCTGGGAAGCTCCCGGCAGCGCTCGGCGCCCAGCTGATCACTGGATCCGTCGCGGTCAACATCGCCTCAAACCAGACCGTACCCGTATCTGGTACCTTCTTCCAGGCTACCCAGCCAGTTTCTGGCACAGTGGCCGCGGCGCAGTCCGGAACCTGGACAGTCATGCAAGGTGGCGCCCCGTGGACGGTGGCGCAATCAGGTGTTTGGTCGACCGGCCGAACGTGGACACTCTCGAGTGGTACTGACTCGGTTAGCGTCGGCAACTTCCCCGCTACCCAGGCCGTTACCCAGTCTACGAGTCCCTGGATCGTGGGCGGCGCAGTCACGGCCAACGCCGGCAGCGGCACTTTCACAGTAGGGCAGGCAACCGGTACGAACCTGCACACGGTAGTGGACTCCGGAAGCATCACCGTCTCCAACTTTCCCGGCACGCAGCCGGTGTCCGGAACGGTGACGGCTAACATTGGTACCACCGGCAGCCTCGCACTCGAGTCAACGCTGTCCGGCCTGAACGCAAAATTTAACTCGCTCGGTCAAAAGAGCATGGCCACCAGCGCCCCGGTGGTCATCTCCTCAGACCAGTCCTCGATACCGGTCACTGGCACCTTCTTCCAGGCCACGCAGCCGGTGTCCGGAACGGTGACGGCCCTTCAGGGAAGCCCGCCGTGGTCCGTAAGCCAGTCTGGCACATTCACAACGGGCAGAACATGGACGCTGTCCAGTGGGTCTGACTCGGTCAGCGCGGTACAGTCCGGGATCTGGACTGCTGGCCAGGGCACCCCCAATACGATCGGCAACGCCTGGCCAGTTAAGATTACGGACGGGACGAACTCGCCCGCTATCAAGGGTGCGGTGACAGCGCCGACCACGGCCGACCCGTCCCTGGTTGTTGCTATTTCCCCGAACTCGCCCATCTCGGTCACGTCCACGCCCCCAACGAACAACACCGCAGCTGGGATGATCACTGCAAGCTGCCCCAGCGGGTTTGGTTGCGGGGGCGGGTCCACGATTCAACTTACGGTGGCCGGGTTCACCACCCTTGCCTTTGAAACGCACGGCACCTGGTCAGCGGTCATGACCCAGGACGTGTCCTATGATCCACTCTGCTCGAGCAGCCCGGGGACCGTGCTTTGGTATCAAACGGCTTCCTTTGACACGGCCACCAATGAGTCGCTCTACGTCACCTCATGGGGCTTCAGTAAGAACGACGACCCCTGGGTAATGAGCGTGGCAGGGGCGCAGTGCGCTCGTCTGCGGGCCTCTTCCTACACGTCTGGCACAGTCGCAGCAACGCTCGGCGCTTCGGTTGGAACAGCCGCGGTCTGGGCCGTGGCTACGGGCAACACCGCCAGCGGATCCACTGACGTAGGCAACCCGGTTAAGGTTGGCGGTGTTTACAACACCTCGCTTCCGACGCTGACTACTGGCCAGCGCGGGGACCTTCAGTTGGACTCTAGCGGTCGGCTACTAAATGCCCCGCTGGCCTTTGGGACTGATTCCGTGTCCGCGGCGCAGACCGGGGTCTGGTCAGTAGGCAGGACTTGGACGCTCTCGTCTGGTAGCGACTCTGTTACCGCGGCGCAGTCTGGTACTTGGAACATCAACAACATCACCGGCACCGTTTCTCTACCCACCGGAGCAGCCACTGAAGCCAGCTTGGTCAAGCTACCGCTGGCCCAGGGATCCACGACGGCTGGCCAATCTGGTGTGCTCACTCAGGGCGCGGTGACTACGGCAGCGCCTTCTTACACGACGGCGCAGACGAGCCCGCTGTCTCTGACGACTGCGGGCGCTTTGCGAGTGGATGGCTCGGCTGTAACCCAGCCCATCTCCGGTACCGTGACTGCCAACCAAGGCGGATCCTGGACGGCTGCTAGCCCCACTGACGGGCCGGTCTCTCCAGGCACCGCGGCTATTAACTCTGCCTTGATCGGTGGCGTCTACCGTACTTCGGCGCCAGTCTTGGCCAACGGACAGCAGGTTGGACTCCAGGTCGACGTAAACGGCAATCTGAAAACACTCGCTACCGTGAGCGTCACCAGTGTAACTCAGGGCGATCCGAACACCATTGGCAACTCGTGGCCAGTGAAAGTCACGGACGGCACAAGCGTGCTCGGCACACCAGCCAACCCGCTCCGTGTTGACACGACTGGCACAACTACCCAGCCAGCCAACATCGCCCAGATTAACGACGTAACGCCTCTGATGGGTAACGGTACGACTGGTACTGGATCGCTGAGGGTGACAGTCGCCTCGAACAATACCGCCTTTTCTGTGAACGCGAACCAGGCCGGTACCTGGAACATCAACAATATCTCCGGGTCCATCAGCCTTCCGTCAGGTGCTTCTACTGAGGCGTCGCTGGCCAAGCTGACCCTGACACAAGGATCTACTACCAATGGTCAATCTGGTCCGCTAACGCAAGGGGCAGTTACCACGGCAGCGCCTTCGTACACGACCGCACAGACGAGTCCGCTGTCTCTGACTACAACGGGTGGGTTGCGTACAGACGTAACAACCATTGCAGGCACCACGACTTCTACCGGTAACGGCGTGGTTGACGCCGGCGTCCAGCGTGTGGCAATTGCCTCGGACAACACCGCCTTTTCAGTGAACGCCAGTGTCTCGCAGATCAACAGTGTTACCCCGCTGATGGGTAACGGCGTGACCGGCACCGGCTCTCAACGAGTGACCATTGCCAGTGACAACACTCCGTTTGTGACTGGCGTAGCGCAGGCGTCGACGACCTCGGGGCAGTCCGGACCGCTCACTCAGGGCGCGGTGACTACGGCAGCGCCTTCTTACACGACGGCGCAGACGAGCCCGCTGTCTCTGACGACTGCGGGCTCGCTCCGCGTTGACACGAGTACGATAGCGGGGACCGCAGTCTCTACCGGAAACGGTGTCGTCGGCGCTGGTGTACAACGGGTTGCGATCGCGTCAAACAACACCGTAGTTCCGGTGTACGCAGCTGGATCCCCCGCGGTCACTTACTCAGCGGCTGTAAATGGGCTAACGGCAGCAGCTACTCCCACTGATGTTTTCACCATCACTGGCAGCGCGTCGCGAACAGTACGAATCAAGAAGGTATCGTTTTCTGGAACGCAGACTACCTCGAACGACCAGGCCATACTATTGATCAAGCGCTCCACGGCGGACACCGGCGGTACATCGGCCGCTGTCACGGCTGTCCCCAATGACTCCAACGATGCCGCAGCGTCTGCAACGGCACTGTCTTACACAGCAAATCCCACCCTGGGAACCACAGTGGGGACGGTCAGATCAACCAAGTTATTGGTTACTGGCGACGCGCCAGGCAACAACGGTCAGTACTTCTGGAGTGAAAAGGTTTGGACCTTCGGAGACAACGGCGACAAAGAGATCATTCTCAGAGGGACTGCTGAAGTTTTGGCTGTGAATCTAAACGCTACTGCAACCATGGCCGGCTCCAGTCTCAACATAGATATCGAGTGGACGGAGGAGTAGTTATGACAGGTAGGATAGAAAACAGGTTTTACCGTGAAGTAGCGGGAAACGCGACACTTGAGGATGACTACGTCATCGCCGACGGCGAGACTTTGCACTTAAACGAGATCGGTGGCAACGCTGCCGGAATAGAGGACACGCTTGTCAAGTTGGTCTGGGACCCGGTCGGTGAAAATAAAACCCTGCTAACCACTCACGGAGACACCGTCCAAAACGCGATAGGCGAATACACTGGGAACGGGGTCAAGATAATAAGGACAGTTTTAGTAAACAACTCCTCTCTGCCGCAGTCTCTCGGCGCCTATTTCATGGGAACACAGGGATAAAAAATGAACAGAGACATAACAAAACTGAACACGCTGACTGCACTAAGCAACGACAACGTGGACGGAGCTGCGATCCCCGCCGGTAAAAAACTGACCATTTCAAAGTTCGGCGCTGCCGACATCAACCTCGGTGACAACAAGTCAAGCTACTACATACTTCGGTGGGGGAACCCGGGTGTGGGGTTTGAAGAGCTAGCGGTCATCTCAGTGACCGGTGGAACCTACGAGTTCAATTTGAAGATGGAGCGAACTGGTGACGGTACCAAGTTCTTACGCATCCAAAGGAACAATAACTCTCTCGTAGATAAACGGTGCTCGGCTTGGGTGAAGGCGTATGACAATGTCTGAGGTTCGCGCATGATAAAAGCCGTAGTAGGAATCTCAGCTCCACTTCAACTGCAGCTAAAGACGGCTGCCGCGGGTCTTTGGCCGCGGGCACTGATCAAGGATTCTGTCGGCGGCCTGGTCGATACCATCGACCTCAATGACGTCGGCGGAGGGCTGTACCTCGGCGCTTACGCATTCCTGGCCAGCGGCAGCTACAACGCAGTTTTCAAAGTTTACACGGACAACCTCTACACGGAAGAAGCTCCCTACGAGACCGTGTCAGACGGATACGCGGTCAGCGACGCTGGCGACGCTGGCGCGCAGTACGTCAACCGGATGAGCACCACCCTCCAGGGCGGCAGCATTCAAGAGCTTTTGGCCTGGGCAGAAAAAGATGGGGCCAGGATCACCGGCAGCTCCAACTGCACCGTGACCATCAAGGACGGCTCCGGTGGAGTGCTGTGGGCAGACACGCTGGCTTCGCCGAACGCGGACGGCGTCTACCTGTTCTCGAACGCAGCTACGGTGGTGCCTGGAACGAATTATTACGTCGTCATAGAGATTGAAATGGACTCGTTGGTTCGAACCAGCCACCAGTCCTTCTTCGTGGTGGGATAATGGACCTCACTGGTCAAGACATAGTCAAAACGGGTTGGGTATACGACGAGCTAAACGACATCATGACGGTAACGTTCAAAGACGACGCCGATGTCGTCCTGGGTGACATGATCCTTGAGGGTAACAAGTTCAGAAGCATGCTGGATGCCATGAGCCAAGTGGGACGGATGTTGTTCCCGTCGACCCTGGATCTGACCACGCGCATGGAACATAAAACCAACTTCGACATCTTGTCGGGGGAAGCCGTAACGGAGTTCAGTTGATCATCATCGGACCAGGCGTACCCATGTTTGTGAGCCCCCTGTCCCCAGAACCAGGGCCGGCGCCAGTGCTGTTCTTTGATGTGTACTATCTGGTCTTCCCGACGGTCGTCTTTTAGAGGGCACTATGAACGATAAATTTTGGTCGGGGTTCTGCAAGGAGGCTGCGAAGCCATCTGCCAAGAAGGCAGTGCGCGGCTTGCTCGAGCGGCTCATGAAGGGCCTGCCCGTGAACCTCACTGGCCACAGCGCTCGCGGCTTCAAAAATATTCGTTCTAAGAAGGTAAGATGATCACGCTCAGGTGGGCACAATCTCCGGGAAGCGACGTAGTACAGTTCAAGCTGTACAGGAGCATCATTGGCTTCTCGGCTCCACTTGCGCCTGCGCTGGCGGGGAAGACCCTTTCGTTGAAGATTAACGGCGGTGCCCTGCAGACGTTTACGTTCGACGCCGGCGACCCGGTAGAGCTTATCAACGAGGCCATTCTATACGGGCAGGCCTATTTGTCGGCGGACGGGCTAAGGTTCTTCGTACGTTCCAACATAAGACAGGCCCCTGGCTCGGTAGAGATCGCGGGCGGCACCGCTCTGGGCGACCTGGCGCTGACAGCGCGACTGATCACGGAGAAGTCCGAGGACGAGCTCATTGCCACCGTAGAGGCAGCTGAGGATGTGGCTACGGCCCTGTGCTACGAGGATCTTGACGGGTCGCTATCTGATTTTTACGCCATCTCCGCTATAGATAGCTTCAGCGTGGAGAGCCTGAAGTCGGCCTACAAGGCAGCGATTGATTTTGCAGGCCCGGTGTGCACCATCCAAGGAATCGTGGTCGACCTCCGGGGCGCGCGCGTCCCAGATGCCGAGGTGAAAGCCATCATCCAGGTGCCTCCCCAATACAGTAAGCAGTCCGTTGTAACCAAGGACGTGATCACGGTGCTGTCCGGTCCAGACGGCAAGTTCAACCTGCCGCTCCTGCAAAAGTCTCTGGTAAGGCTGGAGATACCTGCCATAGGGTACGGCCAGATGATTACTGTGCCTGAGCTGGTTTCCGTGTTACTCAATGACCTAGAGGCAGAGACCGAGTACAGATACCCATTGGGCTACCATGTCTAACTTTACGCTGCAAAATCCACCGGATGTGCAGATGGACCCCAGCTCTCAGCTGGGCGGAAGCATATCCGGGCAGAGATATCCGAACCAGTTTTTCGACCTGGCCCAGCAGTACATGCCTCCGACTATCAAGGAGCTGTTCCGCTGGTGCACGTTCTACTACTACAACTCGCCCCTCATCGGCAGCACGATCAGCAAAATCAGCCGGTACCCCATTACGGACCTGATCCTCGAGGACGAGCACGAGAGCAAGCGCGAGTTGTGGGACGGCATCTTCAACAAAGAGCTTAAAATCAAAGAGCGGTTGATGGAGATCAACCTCGATTACCACACTTACGGTAACGCTTTCATCTCCATGCACCTGCCCTTTACGCGCTTCCTCATCTGCAGGAACTGCAAAAACCGCGAGGTCATCACCGCCGCCGACTGGGCCTTCAATACGTCGGCTTACGAGTTCAACCTGAAGTGTTCCAAGTGCGACAGCAACGCCACAGCCGACGTCAAAGACGTGCCCTACCGCGACCGCAAGGGCATCCGGATCGTGCGCTGGAACCCGGAGAACATCCAGGTCAAGTACAACGAGTACACCGGCCGGCGCATCTACATGTACTCGATCCCGTACAAGTTGAAGAACGCCATCCAACGTGGCGACAAGGATATCGTCGAGGACATCCCCCAAATCGTTTTAGAGGCGCTAAAGAACCGGCGCATGATCCGGTTCAATAGCGACAACTTCAAGCACCTGCGCCGGCCGACTCTGGCCGAGCAAGACCAGGGCTGGGGTAAGCCGCTGATCATCCATGTCTTGAAGGACATGTACTATTTGTACACGCTCCGGCGCGCGCAAGAAGCGATTGCCATGGAGCACATCGTTCCTTTCGATATCATCTACCCGCTGCCCAACGCTCAGCAGGATCCGTATATCCACACGGACCTAGCTAACTGGCGGTTGCAGATAGAGAACATCATCCGTCGTCACAGACGTGACCCCAACTTCAAGGGTGTGATCCCCGTACCGGTTGGCTTCGGCCGTCTCGGCGGCGACGGCAAGGCGATGCTCCTCACACCGGAGCTAAACTACCTGACGGAAACCATCGTCGGCGGCATGGGTTTCCAGAAGGAGTTGTTGTTCTCCGGACTTAACTTCACGGGCAGCAGCGTCACTCTGCGCATGCTCGAGAACGATTTCATCCAGAACCGCTCGCAGCTTCTCGACTTCGTCGTGTGGGTCAAGGACAAGATCCGCGTCTGGCAAAACTTGCCAGATCTGAACAGCGTCCGCATGGCTGACTTCCGCATGGCCGACGACGTTCAGAAGAACCAGCAGCTCATTGGCCTCAACGCCCAGTTCAAGGTTTCCGATCATACGATGCTCACTGAGCTTGGGTACGACTACGAGCAAGAAGTGAAGAAGATGATCGAGGAGGCGTACCTTCAAAACTACCTCAACGATCTTCGGGCCAAAGGTGGCGCCAGGACGCAGGGCGAGGCCCAGGTCATCCAGTTCAACTACCAGAAGAAGATCAACGAGCTCGCGCAGAAGGCCCAGGCCGCGGCCATGGAGAAGGCGCAGAAGATGAGGCTGCCACCACCAGCGTCTATGGACTCCAATCAGATGGGAATGCCCGGCCAGGAGCAGCCACAGCAGCAGGGGTGGCAAGCAGCCCTCCCCGCGCCCCTTCCAGAGCAAGGCGGTATCATGCCCGGCCAAGAGGGTATGATGCAGGGCCAGAACGTGAACCAGGATATCGAACTCCGGGTTCAGAAGTGGGCGAAGAAGCTTTTTGAGTTGCCTCCGCAAGAGGCCAGAAGTGCGATTGGCGAACTCAAGGCCAAGATGCCTGACATTGGCCACGCCGTAGAAGTGCAGTATGCGCAGCTCGTAGCCGGCCAGACCGACATGAGCCCGCAGTCCGAGAGAAAGGCACCGACACACGTTGGAGCCGTTTAATGTACGACATTCGGCGACAGACCCAGAAGTTCAACACGGACTCTACTGAGGAACTTCGAGAGTACGACGAGATCCTGAACGACCCACTTTGTACGATCGTCAAAGAGTACAAAGAGAAGATTTCAGAAAAAAAGTTCAGTGAAGAAGGCAACATAGCCAGCATTCACGAATACGTTATACTGGTGGTCACATGGGACGAAAAAGTTCTTTTATAGAGGGCTTTGTAAAGCGCGCGGGCTGGTACCAGAACCTCGCCGCCAAGCAGGGCAAGCCGCTGTCTAAGCTGAAGCGTGCGGTTGGTTGGGGTGCGCTTGGTACTGGCGCAGCCGCTTACGGCGTGCACAAGGCCACGCAAGATCCAGAAGAGAAGATGGTCAGAGGGGCGTATGGATCCCAGGGCTAAAATTAAAGCTGATATCAAGAGCTACGAAAACCAGAAGAAGCTCAAGAACCTTTACACGGCCGCCACGACCGCCGCACTCGCTGGTGCAGGCATAGCCGGCTACAAGGGAATGAAGGGCACCGCCCTGGGGTTGGGGAGCTCGGCTTTCGGTACCGGGTTTTTGCGAAGGCGCGCAGCCCGCGAAGAGCACGCCGCCCTGAACCGCGTAAAGCGGTTCTACAACCTGCGCGATAAAGGCCCGCTCTTCAACCTGGCCGCCATCCTTCCGGAAAGTGAAAAGAGGGCGATGCTGGGCAGCGCTATCGAGGCCGCGAGCGCCATTGCTGGCCACCCGCTCCCGCACGGGGCGGGCCTCAGCATTGACTTGGCAACGCTACCATTTTTGGCTACCGCGGCTGGTAAGGGCCTGCGTCGCCTGATGGCCATCGCTGCCAAACAAGATTTGGGCAAGCCACTGACCAACACTCAGAAAATACTCTCCTCAGTCATGCAAGGCGCGGAGGGAATTCGCGGCGGTGCCAGAACGCTGGCTACGAAATGGCTCAAGCACCCGGTAGCGGTGAGCGCAATCGACTATCCGGCCAAGTATCTTGGCCCTCTGATATCTGGCCAGGAAGTGGGCAAGCACTACGTAGCCCCCGCGTACAGAGCCATCTCCAAGTACTCTCCGCGCCACGCTGACCTGTTCCTGGATATCGTAGAGGGCGGTAAAAAGTCCAGGTGGGCCATGCGTGATCTCAAGTTGGATAAGGCCCGCATAGACAGCTTCATCGCCGATATGGGCGGAGTAGCTAGCTTCGGCAAGGCTGCCGTGAGTGCGGACAAAAAGATCGAGGACCTGGTCAAGAAGCACTTCCTTCCAGAGAAGTTGCAGGCCACTGGCTCCTCGATAAAGGCCTTCAGAAAGAACATAACCGGCGCCGGTAAAGCCATCGGCTTCGGCGGTGCCATGGCCCTGGGCGGCCACGCAGCCGGCTCCATTCGAAAGAAGAACCCGAGAGAACAGATGGCGAGCGACCTGGCCAGCATAACCCGTGTGAAGACGGCCATGATGGACGCTATGCTGGCAACCCCGGCAAAGAAGCAGATCCCTCCCATGGCCCCGATCCCGGACGGTGTTTCGACAGGAAATGAAACCCCGGCTCTGTAGCACAGAGAACGTAAAAAAAGGGAGCCCGAGTAGGCCCCCTTTGGTTGGACCAATTACCGAAACCCGGGGAACCGCGCATCGCCAGATGGCGCTGGCGGAACCGGATATGCCCCAGACGGTGTGAACGAAGCGCTTGGGTGGAAACCACCAAACGCTCGCGCGGCCGCACCAGACTCGGGCTCTGTCGTTGCCTGCATTTCTTTGTTCAATCGTTTCTTACCGTAAAACGCCAGAGTCCCCCCAAGTGTCATCAAAAAAGCCGCGAACATTTGCTGAACCATGTCCCTCGCCAATTGCTTCCAGAAGTCGATCGTCGCCACCTGGCCGAATATCTCCGCCAGGACTCCCCTCGTCCTGATCCACAGGCCTACAGCCTCACCCATTCTCCACTCCCATGTTCTGTTGTGGTAAACTTTTGGTTAGTATTCCGAGTAGTATTTCAAGTATTGTTGTGTCCAGCTCTAGCATTGGCTCTCACTGTCTTTGTTAGAGTTCCCAATAGGCTTATACCCAACTTAGATGAAAACTTTCGATGTCAGACAGCAATTCGAGACGATAAAAAAGGCAGCTACTGACGCGGTCAGGGGCGTGTTCCCCATCGAAGGAAAGCTCCGGTCGCTTCGACTCGACGGCGTGACCGTGGAAGATAAGCTGGAGCAGACTGACTACGCTTCTCAATCAGAGGCCAAGGCCAAAAGTGGAACGTGGGGCGTGCCTGTATATGCAGGGCTGTCACTGATCGACAAGCAGACCGGCAAAGCTGTCAACAGCGCAAAGGTGCGGCTGTTCCTGCTGCCCAAGATCACCCCCAGGTTTTCTTACATCGTTGGCGGCAACGAGTACCAGGTCAACAATCAGCTCCGTCTGCGGTCCGGTGTGTACATCGTCAAGAAGCAGAACGGTGAACTGAAGACCATGGTGAACCTGGCCCAGGGAAAGAACTTCGACATCGTGTTCGATGAGACAAAGGGCCGCTTCTCCATCTCCAAGGTGGCCGGCGGGCAAGCCAACATTCCGCTCTACCCCATCCTGTCGTATATGGGCATGAGCGACCAAGCCATAGCGCAAGCGTGGGGCTCTGAGCTATTGCAGGCGAACCGCGACTCAGACCCAAAGTCAGTCGCCCGCGCAGTGACCGCTTTTGGTATCCGCGTCGGCGATCTGAAAGAGTACTTCTCCAAGACCAAGCTCAGCCCTGAAATGGCGAGGCTGACACTCGGCGAGGGCTTCGACAAGGTCAGCGGCCCGATGATGCTCGCTGCCAGCAAGAAGCTTTTGAACGTGCATCTGGCCAAAGAAGAGCCCCACGATTTGAACTCTTTAGAGTACAAAGAACTGCACTCTCTCGACGACTTTCTCAAGGAGCGCCTCGAGAAAAACAGAGACACTCTGACCTTTAAGATAAAGCGCAGCATCGACAACCTGAAGAGGGCCACCGTTGCTCAGATCGTGAACCCGGAGGCTTTCAACTCCACCGTGGAGAGCTTCTTCACCCAGGATGACAAGTCCTCCACGCCAGAGCAAACGAACCCGCTGGAGATGGCGTCTGGCCAGGCCCGCGCCACTATCATGGGATCCGGCGGTGTCACTAGCGAGCACGCAGTGACCTCGTCCATGCGCGAGATCCACCCGACCCACTATGGGTTCATTGATCCAGTGAACACTCCAGAAAGCAGCCGCATAGGTGCCAATCTCCACCTTCCACTCGGTGCGAGAAAGGTCGGCAAAGAACTGAAGATGGTTCTCGCCGACCGCAACAACAAGCCAGCAGAGCTCACGGCTACGCAAGCCTTCAATGCCAAGATCGCGTTCCCAGGCCAGAAGGGTGACAAGGTAAAGGTCAACTACAAGGGGCAAACCATAGAGGTGCCCCGCAAGGAAGTGGACTACTTCACCATTGCCCCGGAAGCGCTCTTCTCCATGAGCACAAATTTGATCCCGTTCCTCCCGTCAAACCAGGGCAACCGGGCAATGATGGCGGCGAAGATGCTCGAGCAGGCGATCTCGCTCAAGCACAGAGAAGCTCCTCTGGTCCAGGTCAGCTACGGTGCGAACTCGATGGAGCACGAGATCGGCAAGCACACAGCCGTAACCGCTCCGGAAGATGGCACGATCACAAAGATCTCCAAAGACTTTCTGATGCTCAAAACAAAAGCCGGTGAGCAGAAGATCGGCCTCTACAACAATTTCGTTCTGAATCGTAAGAGCTACCTGCACCATGAAGTCGTCGTGACCGTAGGACAGAAGGTCAAGAAGGGCCAGCTCTTGGCCGAAAGCAACTTCACCAAAGGCGGCACTCTTGCACTCGGTACGAATCTCAGGACTGCATATCTGCCGTATCAAGGTCTCAACCACGACGACGGGATCGTTATTACTGAGGCTGCAGCTGAAAAGCTCACCAGTACGCATATTCATAGGAAGACGCTTGATACTGACGATACGACCGTACTCAAGCTGAGCACATTCAAGACGCAGTACCCGAACGCGCTCACCCCTGAGAACCTGAAGAAGCTCGACGAAGACGGCGTCATCCGCAAGGGCCAGAAGGTGGAAATGGGAGACGCGGTCATCGCCGCCCTTCGCCGCCGGGAACCGAGCAAGATGATCGGCGTCGTTCAACGCCAGCTCGCGGACCGGCCCAGGGACGATAGCGTGTACTGGTCCTACGATGACACAGGCGAAGTCATCGACGTGCAGCGCACTTCCAAGGGCGTGACGGTTTTCATACGCACAGAGGAACGAGCTAAGATCGGAGATAAATTAGCGGGTAGGCACGGGAACAAGGGCATCATCACCCGCATCATCAAGGACGGGGACGCCCCACGCAACGCCAAGGGCGAGGCCGTAGATATCCTGCTCAACCCGCACGGCATCATCTCACGCATCAACATTGGTCAGACCTACGAGTCGTCCATTGCCAAGGCAGCCAAGAAAAAGGGCAAGCCGTACGTGATGAGCAACTTCACCAACGAGGATTACCTCGAGACAACCAAGAAGCATTTGAAGGATGCCGGCGTAGATGACAAGGAAGAGCTCTTTGATCCGGTCACCGGCAAGAAGCTCGGCCGCGTGCACGTGGGCAATCCCTACATATTGAAGCTCTTCAAACTGAGCCAGGGTAACTTCTCCGCGCGCCAGGGCGGTCCAGGCCACCCTTACGACATAAACCTGCAACCGCTCAAAGCCGGCGGCGAGGAGAGTTCAAAGTCGCTCGATTTGCTGACGATGTACTCCATGCTCTCCCACGGGGCGCGCGCCAACCTGCGGGAGATGAGCACGACCAAGGCCAGCCAGAACGACGAGTACTGGAAGGCACTCAAAGAAGGGCAGCAGCTGCCGCCTCCGACCTCGCCCTTTGTCTACGACAAGTTCATGGCCTATCTGCGCGGCGCCGGCATTGACGTCAGAAAGGACGGCTCCAAGCTGACGCTTGCCCCGCTGACAGACAGCGAGGTCAAGAAGCTCTCTTCCGGAGAGGTCACCAACCCAAAGTTTTTCAGAGCCAAGGACAAGCAGCCCGAGAAGGACGGCTTCCTGGATCCGGTCAAATTCGGCGGCTTCAAAGGGACCAAGTGGGGGCACATCAACCTCAAAGAACCGATCGTCAACCCGGTGTTTGAGAATGCTGTCCGTAAGCTCACCGGTCTCGGCGGCAAGTACGACGAGCTCATGGCCGGTCGGCTTCATCTGGATAAGAACGGGGATCTCAACAAAGAAGGCCGCGGAGTCACTGGCGGGCACGCCGTAGAGAAGCTGCTCGGCAACATCGACGTTGATGCCCAGCTCAAGGGCCACCTGGAGAAGTCCAAGACGGCCAAGGGTGCTGTGCTGGATGATCTCAACAAGAAGATTCGCTACCTGATGGCGCTGAAGAAGTACGACCTGAAACCTACTGAAGCGTACTTGCGAAAGACCATGCCGGTCGTCCCACCGGTGTACAGGCCCATCTACACTCTGCCCGACGGCAGTACGACCACGTCGGACGTGAACCTGATCTACCAGAACTTGGCCATTCTGAATCAGCTGCACAAGTTTCCAGTCGTGGACATGCTGCCTGAAGAAGACAAGGCCATGATCCGTGGCGATATCTACCACCACGCCAAGGGCATCAGCGGCCTGGTCGACATCCCCATCAAAGGCCGTGAGCGCGCCGGCTTCATCTCAGATATCAAGGGTGGTGGCGCCGAGGGCCAGCCCAAAGAAGGATTCTTCATCAGCAAGATGCTCAGTAAGCGGCAGGACTACGCTGGCCGCGCAACCGCAATTCCAGAGCCTACGTTGGGAGTAGATGAACTTGCGATTCCAGAGCAAATGGCCTGGAAGGTCTTTGAGCCGTTCCTCGTCCGCGAGCTCGGCCGCTTCGGCAAGACCCCCAACCAGGCCCTGGATGAGATCAAGCTCAAGACAGAGCTCGCCAAGAAAGCTCTCGATGTAGTGATGGCCAGCCGCAAGGTGCTGCTAAACCGGGCGCCGTCACTGCACAAATTTTCGATCATGGCCTTCCGGCCGAAGCTGACTTCGGGGACAGCGGTGAAGGTGCAGCCACTTATCAACAAGGGCTTTGGATTGGATTTCGACGGGGACACCGTCGTTGTACACGTCCCGATATCTGACGAAGCCAACCGCGAAGCTGAGAAGATGCTACCGTCCAGGAACCTATACCAGCCGGGCACGGGCAAGCTGATGATGGTGCCGTCGCAAGAAGCGCAGGTAGGCCTCTTCTACCTGTCGCAGACGCCGGCTGGCCGCGCGCGGCTGAACAAGATCATCGACAAGCCGCTGATAACTGAGACCGTTTCCAAAAAGAGCATGCACGACATGCTTCATCGACTGAGCAAGGAACTCGGCTCAAATGAGTACGGCCGAGTACTGACCGAGCTCAAGGCCGAGGGAGAGAAGCATGCCTTCGATACGGGATTCACTCTTGGCCTGGATGATCTGTCGGTAATGCGAGGGAACCGCGACAAGATCACGAAGAAGGTCGGTGGCATGACCAACCTGGCCGACGCCAACCGTGTCGGTATTGCGCTACTGGACAGCATCCTTTCAAAGCGGTTCAAGGGCAAGAACAACCCGCTCTATGACATGGTCGAGTCTGGGGCACGCGGTGAACGTGGCCAACTCAGACAGATGCTCGCAACCCCTTTATTTGTAACAGACGCGTCCGGTAAAATCGTACCGTCAGTCATCAAGAAGTCGTACGCCGAGGGCCTCGACATTGGCGACTACTGGACCAGCATGTACGGCGCCCGCCGGGGCATGATGGATCGTGCGATTCAGACGAGCCTGCCTGGTGCCTTCTCGAAGGACATCATGGCCAGTACCATCGACAACGTTATCTCGGCCAAGGACTGCGGCACCAAGAAGGGCGTGCTGATGAACGTCGACAGCCAGGATATCTTGGAGCGCTTCCAGGCCGTTACCAACGTGCTGATCGATGCGGCCGTGGCCAACCGCCTCCGTAAAGGGGGAGCTAAGCAGGTCATGGTCAGAAGCCCGCTGACTTGCCTGCAGCCCAAGGGCACCTGCGCCAAATGCTACGGCCTGGACGAGCACGGTCATACCCCCGAAGTAGGGGAGAACATCGGCGCTAAGGCAGGGCAGACTATTTCAGAGCCGTTGGTGCAGCTTGTACTGAGCTCATTCCATACAGGCGGGACCGCCAAAACTGGCGTAGAACCAGGCGGCTATAAGCGCATCGACCAGCTGCTCAAGATGCCAAAGGTCGTGCCCGGGGCCGCGGCGCTCGCGCCTCATGACGGCTTGGTCACTTTAGTGACCAAGGGTATCGCCGGCGGCTTTGACATTTACGTGGGCGACAAGAAGGTCCACGTACCACATGGAAGGGGCCTGAAGGTCGCCGTGGGTGCCCGTGTGCGTGCGGGCGACACTCTCTCCGAGGGTGTGGTGAAGCCACAGGACCTCGTGCAGCTGAAGGGCATGCAGCCCGCCCAGGAGTACGTCGTGGATGAGCTGCACAAGGCCTACTCAGACCAGGGCGTCCGGATTCACCGGAAGGTGTTCGAGACGGTGGTCAGGAGCCTCGGGAACACCACCCGAGTGCTCAATAATCCTAAGCAATCTGACTTTGTCCCGGGCGACGTCGTGCCCTATACCGTGGCGCAGCATTACAACGAGAATCTGGTCGCCACGGTACCCGTCGCGGACGCGGTCGGCTATACTTTGGAGAGGACCTACGGGCTGCTCCGGGCCGGCACAGTGGTCGGCACCAAAGAGGTCATCCTTCTCAAGGCACTGGGCCACAAAGAGGTCCTGGTGAAGAAGGATGCCATCCAGCACGCACCCATGCTGAAAAGCGTGACAACGCTACCGCTTCTCAAGCGGAACTGGATGAGCGCGCTCGGTTACCGTAACCTGGCCAAAGCCCTGACGGAAGGTGCCGGGCAGGCGTGGAGTACGGACCTCGAGGACTACCACCCCGTGCCGGCATTCGCCCACGGAACGACTTTTGGGAAGGGCAAAGATGGAAAGTACTAACTTCTGGGCGGGCTTCGAGAAGCGGGCTTCAGTTGGTGGCCGTGGCCATTTCCGAACCTGGGACAAGATCGATCGGCATGAGCACATCATGGATTTAGAAGGAAGGCACGGCCGGAGTCTACACAATAGGCACGTTCCGGCCGTCGCTGGTTCCAAAACACGTAAAGAACTCGAAGACAACTTCCACAGGCTTTCTGTACCACGTAAGGAGTCGAGATGAATTTCTGGACAGGCTTCAAAAAGCAAGCTGACGGTGCAACCAAAGGAGAGCTCAAAGAGCTCCTCGACAAGCATGAGGCCCGTGAGACCTTCGAGCAGGAAGACCAGGAGTCTGACGAGGAGCAGGAGCTCGAGCGCAAAGCTGGCGTTGAAAAGCACGCCTCCTTCCTAGACGGTTTCACCAAGCGTGCGGAGATGGCTGAGGACGTCAGCCCTATCATGAAGTTCAACGCCCAGGGCGGCGTGGACCCCATGAGCCCCGAGGCCATGCAGCGAGCTCAGGCCGCTGATCTCGTGACCCTTCCTTCGGATGTGGAGGGCGCCAACTGCGGCAACTGCTCCTTCGTCCGTATCCTGGACAAGAAGATGAAGAAAGGTTTTTGCACGAACCCCGAGATGCTGCTCGATGTGACCCCTCGCATGTGCTGCAGCCTCTGGGACGCTCCCGGAGTAGTGCGGGCCTGGGAGCAGCGCGACCAGGAGATGGCTTCGCAATCGGTCGAGAGCATGGACGAGGGTATGAACCCCACGCAGCCCGCGATCGACGAGAAGGGTAAGCCCGTTCTCGATGCCCAGGGCCTGCCCGGAGTAGAGGATGTGGAGCAGTCGGCTCCGCCTCCGGAAGAGAAGAAGCCGAAAGCTAAACCAAAGCCCAAGCCAGCTGAGGCCAAGGGCGTAACCGTGAACGTGCACAAATGAGCTTCTGGACCGGCTTCGAAAAGCGAGCTCGCAAAGACCTCGTCCACGGCGGCCTGGGTGACAAGCTTGACTACGCTGATGCAGACCCGAAGCAACTGGCGATGGGCGGAAGCGTAGAGAAGGAGCACACCGGTAGCAAGGTGCTAGCCAAAGAGATCGCGCTCGACCATCTCAAAGAAGACCCCAAGTACTATTCCAAACTGAAGAAGATGGAACATGGACATTGACACCCTCATCACGCGCCTTCAGGAGATCCGTGCCAGCTACGGCAACGCCCAAGTGGACGTCGTTGCTGAAGACGGCCGCGTCCAGGTTGAGGAGGCTTGCGGAGACGTGGCCTACGACGCTCACGACGGCCGTGTGAAGCTCTGCGGGGAAAGCGTGTGACCACCTTCCTGGCAGCCTTTGAGAAGCGGGCCCGCCTGAAGTCCAGCGTAAAGCTGACTGACCATCAAAAGCGCGTGGTCAAACGCACTGAGGAGAACGACGGCAGCATGCTCGTCGCCCATGCGACCGGATCCGGTAAGACCCTCTCCGGAATCGCCGCCTTCGAGAACTTAAAAGCCAAGGGCAAAGCTAACCGCGCGATCGTGGTCGTGCCAGCCGCCCTTCGTAGCAACTTCACCGAGAAGGGCATCAAACAGTTTACTGACTCGTCGTACAGTACCTACGGCCCCAAAGGTGAGAAGGACTCAAAGCAAATCGGCGACAAGTCTGACGCCGACTACAACATCATCAGCTACGATCTCTTCCGCTCCCACGGGGACAAGATTCTCGCCGACACTGGCGCCGATACGCTGATCATGGACGAGATCCACCGGGCCCGCGGGACAGAGGGCGCGACCTACAAGCAGCTGAAGAGGCTGCGTGGCAAGGTCAAGGGCGCGATCACGCTCACCGGCTCCATCGTCAATAACGAGCCTGGCGATGTCGTGCCCCTGCTGGATGTGACTTACGGTGAACACGGCCACGAGCTGGGCACCAAGGAAGAGTTTACGAAGCGCTTTGTTGGCAAGTCCACCAAGAGTTTCTTTGGCAAGGAGTCCCCCAAGGCTCTGAAGCACTCGGATCAGCTGGGCAAGTACCTGCGCAACAAAGTTGATTTCCTCTCCCACGAAGATATCGCGAGCTCCTTGCCCAAGAAGACGGTGGAGACCGTGGAAACTCCTATGAGCACGGAGCAGCGCCGCATCTACGATTTTACCATGAGCTCCGTTGACCCGATTACGCGGTGGAAGATCCGCTACAACATACCCGTGGGGCAGAGGGAGGCCAGCGCCGCCTTTGGTAAGCTCATGCAAGCACGCCAGATCTCGACTGACCCAGGCGTTCTCTCGAGGCAGCTCCAGAAGCAGAACCCGGGAGAGTACTCTCCCAAGGTAAAGGCCATGGTCGAAGACGCTGAGAAGCACCTGGGCGCCAACCCAAAACACAAGACCGTCATCTTTGGCAACCTGCTCACCGGTCAGCTATCTGCCATTGAAAAGGGCCTCAAAGCTAAGGGAATGGACTACTCCAAATTCTATGGAACAGGAAATGAAGGCAGCTCCTCCAAAGAGCGAGAAGAAGCCCTCAAGGATTTCCAGAGTAGTAAAAAAAGAGTGCTCCTCATCTCCGGAGCCGGAGCAGAGGGCCTCGACCTCAAAGACGTCAACCTCATGCAACTCGCCGAAGGACACTACAACCCCGAGCGGATCGAGCAAGCCGAGGCCAGAGTGCGACGTCTTGGTTCCACTGTGAAGGATGTGAAGGTAAAACGCTACGTGTCTACACCAGACAAGCCTGGGTTGCTGTCGAGCGCAAAGAAACTATTCGGTCACGAGGACCAGGGCATCGATAAATGGATATACGGTGTGGCTGAACGTAAGAACGAGCTCAACTCCCAGTTCCGCGGCCTGCTCAAAGGCAAGCCTGGTAAGTACGATCAGTCGTTCTTCCAGCCAAAGGCCCCGACAGCTGAGCGTGCCCAGTCTGTTGCGCCAGCGCCGCAGCCCATGAGCAAGCTCAAAATGCTTGGCGCGGCTGCAGCCGTTGGCATCCCCCTCTACCTGGCAGGCCGCAAGTTTGCTAAAATGTAGTGGATGGTCAGAAAGCTTTTCAACGAAGTAGAGCTTATCAGAGACCTTCAACGATCGACCATGCGGTTGATCCCGCACTGCTGTTGTATAGACAGCGTCAGAGGCTTTGTGGAGTGCTACGGCGTCCTGGAGATGTCCCTGGCCATAGCCCTCAGATACCCAATAAAGTACCCAGATCCACCCGAATGCGACATGGGTGCGCTCTTGCACCTGAGAAGCATGATAGTGGATATCGGCACGAACCATTACCGCACACTGCCAACCTCTCAGCTTGATGACTACATCAGCAAGGTCGTTCGCCTGCTGACGGTCTACCAGGCCCCCCGTAAATACTAAATTTCAGCCCTTTCGGGCGCCTCAATTTGCTCCCCGCTGATTACAGCTTCTTGGGGAGCTCTCTACGGTGAATGTGCGCTTGGAAACCGCGTGTATATCCGCAGCAGCGGCCGTAGGTATCGGCAACGTGGATGTGAGCATGTTATTTACTCTCCACTCTACTTATACCAATTTCCGGGCTCCGCCAGCGCCAGGGCTAAAAAGAGGCCGACCCGGGTGGGAGGGCCTCTTGGTCACGGAGCGCTACTCAGCCCGGCACCACAAAACCGGCACACAGCGCCGCTTAACCACGCTTTGCCGAACTTCACCCTCACTTAACAGTACTGTGCCATGCCAAACCATCACAGCACGTTTCCTCACCCTGCCTCACCCTCACTTCACAAGACTGTATTGCACCACGCAGAACCATGGCCCCACATTGCCTGGCCAGGCGATACTTCGCCGTAGCAAAGCCTTACACAACCGGACCATACCACCGCCCAGCGGTACTCGACCGTGCTTCACGAAGCCGCCACTTTGCTCTTCGAGGCTCTGCAACACCGCCACTAAGCCTAACTTGACTGCGCCAGACCCGTCACTAGACTCGACAATACTAAACCCTCACGACGCCAGGCAGTCGATACCGTACCACCACACGACTGTACTCAACGTGACTTCACCAGTGCAGAGCCCAATAGTGCGGCGCCACGCCAGACCCACACTTAACCCAACTACGCATTGCCTCAACTGGACTAGGCAGTACTATGCCATCGCACGTTGCCCTACGGGGCATAGCGATGCCGTTACACGACGGGACCGTGCTAGACCGCCACCGAACCATACCGTTCCACACCGCCACACAACACCACCAAACCTGACTCAACATTACCGGAACAATACGAAGAGGGACGCCACCGAACTGAACCGTTACCGGACTCCACTACACCTAAAGTTACGGGACCTCACCTTTGCTTAGACAGCGCGCCACTATACCCGTGCGAGGCCTTGCTGAACGCCGCCATGCCAACACGTGGCGATACTTCACGAAACGTGGCCTTGCCGCCACACTACCGAGCCGTTCATTACCGTGCCCTACCACTACAACGTCACCGTCCCATGCGGAGTCTTGACCTCGTCGTTGATCCGGCCACCACCTGGGCTCCAGACCTCTACGAGAGTGATCGTCGATGCCGTACCGCAACCGTTACTTGCGACCATGTGGTACTCGGTATTGACCGACGGCGTGGCGAACGTCTCACAAGCATTCGGGTCAGAAAGCCCCTCCGAGGGCGTCCACTTGCACGTTTGGCCGGCCATCTTCTTGCCCAGCTTCACCGACAGTCCTTGCATGACCATACGCTTGGCCGGGCCCATAGCCGCTACCGGCACTTTGCACTCGGTTCTGTACTGCACGACTTTGGCAGAAACGCCCAGCCCGCGGTTCAGCTTGCCGGCCCCGCACTCCCATTTGATTCTGCTGACACCGTCTTTGCCGTGTGCCTTGCCCCAGCTATTCCAAACGTGCGCGTTGAGCTGGCTGCTCTCGTCATCCCATCCTACGATGGTGACCATGTGATTGCCGCCGGAGTTGATCGCAGAGCAGCTGTTAACGATGCCGTCACCGCTGGCCGAGTAAGCCGACACAGTAACGACCAGCGGAGCCTTCCACTGAAAGGAGATATCTCGCATCTCCTGAACGGTGGGCTTTGCCGCAAAACCGTCATCCGTTTTGAGGAAGCGTGAGTAGTTCAGAGACGAGCCAATGTAGGGGGTCCCTACCATCTTGGGTTCCCAGCCAGCGGTCAGCTCGGCCGTATTGAACTTGCACTTGCCTGTGGTGCCATTGAGATAGGCAAAGCCCGCCTCGAGCGGCAGCCCATTACGGATAAAATCAACCGCCGACATATACCCGCCGCCGCAGCTACCCTGCTTGGAGCAGGACAATACTGACTGCACGGAGTTGTCCACGACGAGCCCATCGTGTACGGCCTGTGATATCTCATAGCCATGGTGGGACGCCCAGGCCCAACAGTCGCCGCACTGCTGCTGCTTTATCTCGGGCTGCCCGTTCTTCATCAGCTCTCTGAGATCGAAGACGTTGGGTGCTGGAATCATGGTCGACGCCGTAACCCACTCGACGCCATCTCTGTAGGCCCAATCCGGATCGTGCAGGAGTCCGGTTTTCTGAGAAGGGTGCTGAAAGAACAACGAGTCCATTGCCACCTGGTAGGTGCAGTGGTTCTCGCCCTTCTGACCCGCGATGATGCCTGGACCGCAGGCAGCCACCAGCTCATCTCGCTCCTGCTTGGCGTAAGAAAAAATGGGATCATTGATGTCGTAGGGTGAAGGCTTGCTACACCCTACCAATAGCAGCAAACCAAGTAGAATCAGTTTCATGGGGTCTCCTTTGTAAGAAAGCCCCGATAGCATATCCAGCTACCGGGGCTTTGCAAGATTAGGCTTTCATCAGTTCGTAGGAGAAGGCACCCCTCCCAGAGTTGCGCCACTGGCCGATACCAGACAGCTCCCCGTAATCAAACAGCTTGCAGAGAATCTCCTTGGTGATGGGGGAGTTCTGCATAACCCGCAGAGTGAACTCCAGCTTTGCACCGGCGGCGACCTGCTCCGACTTGGCTAGCGAGATCCGCGGGCCCTTGGCTGTCATTGCCCGTAGCGACCGCTGCAGGTAGTCCGTGGTCCCGTCCTCTTTGCGCACGATATCTCTGTCGAAGGTTATGAACTCCTCCACACAACTCACATGCTGGTTGATCAGTGACTGGGTGTACGAGATCGAGTGCAGCACGGTCCCGTGCTTCGTCGGCAGCGTCCGCCCAATGGCCTCGGCCGCGGCCTTCAAGTAGCCCTTGATCATGTGCGAGCCCAGACACGGCCGATCCGCCTTCTTGTCCCAGAAGAAGATGGTCGTTCCCTTCACGTCCATTTCCTCGAAGGTCTCCTTCAAGGAAGTGAGCGTGCCGGCGATGGCGTCCTGGCGCTCCTCGGGAGAGAGCGTGTACCCAATGAGCGTCTCCAGCCGGTCAATGAGGCGGCTGGTTTCCTCAGCTCCCTTTTCCTTGGATATCTGGATCTCGTCCAAGTACTTGTTTATTTGGGTGTTGATCCCGCCCTTTTCCAAGATGAGCTTTCGCTGCTTGTCTTGGATATGCACGTCCATGACGTTGGGATCGCAGGGGTTGGTTGCCAGTACGCTGCGGGCAAAGGTGAGCTTGACTTGGTACTTATCAAACATGTGTTCTCCTAGTAGACCTCAGACCACTTCTTGGTCCGGGTCTTGATTTCTCCGTCGATATACTTGAACAGAGATTCCTCTGTGTAGAACCCCCACGGATACAGGTCACCCAGCATTGCAGCCGTGACGGTCTTTCCTTCGAATTGGTTAAGCGCGTCGATGAGGAACACTACCGCACCACCTGGTATATCCGTGAAGCAACAGATAGCAAATAGTGCCGGCTTAGTAAATTCAATTGGTAGCTTCATCGCCTTGATTCGCGTCTGCACTACCTGGCAAAGAAAGGGCAGCTCATCGCCTGGGATATCTATACCCTCATGCTCCAGTTGAAGTGTCTGTAGAAACAGCTTCGCTTCCTCCTGTGGAAATTCCTCGTACTCGTACATTTTTGTATCTCCTTGCGTGTTCGGTGACCCATATTAATTTCACCTGAGATAGCTGCGGGCCTACTCGTTGCCACCTCTGGAACGTGTTTACAAATGACTTGTCTACGTTGTGGTAATGCGGAGCGTGGTAATTCCACGACACCAGCGTAATCGGTAGCGTGCATTGGTTTTGAACGCTCGCCGCTTTCTTTGCTGCTGGCTTTAGAGTGCTGGCTGGAGGTGTCAGCACCAAATCCGGATCTACCGAATTGATATACATGACCAAATTGATCACGGCCCGCCACACGGGAAGTCTGGCTTCGGTGTCCTTTGGGTCAGTCGGGATAGCCCCACCGAGAGTAAAATCATCTTTGATCGCGGCAGCCACCAGGTCATCTATCCGCCCATGTTTCAACTCCACACACAAGCGCACCAGAGACTGGCTCTTGGTTGTATAGTGTATCCACAGCACATAGTCGTTATGCTCCTGCGGGCGAAGTGCCGCTTCCAACCCACTACCAATAAATACGTATGCCCCCTCCACCCAGTCCTCCTCGTCTCGGATAGCGTGGTCGGCAAAAGATAGGTAAGCAAAAAACCGCTTGGGCAACAGCTCAACCGGGATCTCGTTGGATATACCAGACATGGCCTGTAAAAAGTCTCTCCCAACATGGTATATAGGCGGCCGCTCCAGTACATACTTCTTCAGTATGAAGAGCTGGTCCATCACGTTGTGATCTGGCAGGCTGCGTATGGCGGGAGTGCCCCTAAACCCAACCCCCGGAATGAACGATATCTGGCTGAGCGCGTTCTTGTAGACCTGTCGCATGTGCTCAGGACCCCGCTTGTCCAGAACGATCTCGCAGTGAAGTAGCTTGTTGAACCTCACAGCAACCTCCTCTCTAAAAAGCCCCTCCCCCGTAAAGGAGAGGGGCCAAGTTTGTATTACAAAGAATTTGTACTACAGCGGTCCGTCCTCAGCCCCCGCAGGCGCGCCCGCATCAGCCGGGTGAGGCGGACGATCACCACCAGGTTTGCCACCAAGGAACTGAATGTTACCGGCGACGACTTCCGTCGTGTACCGCTTGACTCCGTCCTTCTCCCATTCTCTGGTCTGAAGTCTGCCTTCGATATAGGCCTGCGAGCCCTTCTTCAGGTATTGCCCACAGATCTCGCCCAGCTTTCCCCAGGCGACGATGTTGTGCCACTCGACTTTTTCTTGCTTGGCACCTGCCTTGTCGGTCCACGACTCGTTGGTGGCGATGCTAAAATTAGCGACCGCCGTTCCTTCTTGAGTGTGTCTGACTTCGGGATCCCTCCCGAGGTGACCGATCAAGATAGCTTTGTTTACTCCACTGGCCATGATTGCTCCTTGTTATATACGTTTCGTTGCTCTTATACCCACGTGCCACTACTATTCTTTTATGGATCGGTCCCTATTTGAGCAAGGAAACTCGACCCGTGAGCAGCAGAATGGCTCTATAGCCTTCGGCCGCATTACCAAGGTCTACCCAGAGGAGCGCCTTTGTGAGGTAAAAACATTCATGGGTCGCGGGTCTACCGACGATAACCACCTGCCCAAGTGCCAGTGGATATCGGGGGATTCAAACCCAGACGGGGACGAGGCCGGCACCATCCCAAGAGTGAACTCTTACGGGCTGGTGTTCTATATATCGGGGGAGCCGTTCATCTTCGGCTTCTGGTCCCCAACGGGAACAGCCGGTTCACGAGAGCCACTGAACGAAGGGGACCGGATACTCAAGACCGTAGGCGGGAACAAGGTCATCCTAAGAGCCCACGGAGAGATAGAGATTCAATCGACCCCGACCTGTCGAACGTTTTATTTCCCGGACCAGAGCCTGATCAATACTCTCTGCCGGAACTACGAATTACGAGCTGATGGAGGAACGGTAGATTGGATCAACGACGGTGCCGGTGCCACGCTTTATAGAAGAGAACTGCGAGACGGCGTTGAAAGAACGAACGTCATTATCGAGGAAAGGGGTTCAGTTGACGGCACACTTATATCCCGTACTTCTATGGGGGCTGGGGCTGATGTTGGCACTGACGCGCCAGTGTGGACCCACTCAGTCGCCGTCGACGGAACGACCGAGCTCTTCGTCCGAGCACCAGGAGCGGTGACCGGATACAAGCACACCATCAAACCAGACGGAACCTCCAAGCTCGACGTCGCCGGAAAAACAACCATCACCATCGATCAGTCCGGGGAAACAACTATCGATATCGGACCTGGCAAGGTTACGTTGAGCATGAAGCCGGACGGATCAGTGACACTGACGACCGCGGGCAAGATGGACGTGACTGCGTCTGGAAAGGTAACCATTAAAGGTGCCAACATTGATCTGGATGGCGGCGGCGGGCTTGAGAAGGTGCTCACAACTCCTAGCGCAGTGTCCCAATTTACTGGCCTCCCCCTCTTACCTGGAAGTGGTACAGTAAAAGCTTCTAAGTAGTTTTGGAGGGGTTAAGATGTTACTTCGCTGTCCGCAATGTCACCGAACTTACAACGCGCCACACAGGAATAGAAAATTCTGCTCAAGAGCCTGTCAACACGCGAACAGAGCCATAGTAAAACGCTTCAAGGTCTGTACTAGATGCAAAGAGAAATTTCTAAGTCCGCGTAGAAAAACCACTGACGAAAAGTATAGGCATCAAAAGTTCTGCTCCTGGGAATGTAAAAGTAAATCCTGGATTGAGAACAGAAAGAGGTTTGACTGCCTCACATGTGGAAAACATGTCGTGGTTCTAAAGAGAGACGGGAACGCGAATAAGTTTTGTTCCAAAATTTGCGGTGGATTTTACTCCTCTATGTCCACCACGCTCAGTGACCCCAACCTCCCAATGCAGAACCTTCGCTACAAGTACAAAGCCTTTGTGTTCAAAGGGTACGCGTGCGAGGGGTGCGGGTGGTGTGAAGAGGTTGGTATGTTGGCTATCCATCATAAAAACGGAAAACGAAGCAAGGACGGGAACGCCGTAAAAAACCTAATGGTCCTATGCCCGATGTGCCACGCCAAAGAACACTACAAAGCACCCGGGCACCGTCAGCTTCAGCGGATCAGATCTACCAAAAAAATAAGAGAGATGTACGTGCACAACAGCTTCTTTAGAAAGCTTTTCATCGAAAAAACAGGCCACAGGATAGCTGGCCTAAGTAACAAGTAACTAGCAAGTAACTACCATGCCCGCACCACCCTCAGCTTTGCTCAAGAGTACGATCATCGGCAAAATGGGCGCTGAGACAACGGGCTCGCCTGAGTTCCAGAAGTTCATCGGGAGCCTCTGCGACGAGATCAATAAGGAGTGGACCGCGTTCATAACCGGAACTAAGTGGGGCAAGCTGACCATCGTCTTCTTCGTTGGCGCCGGTGGCAAGATGACCTCCCCTCCGTTTACTTTGGATATCCAAGCCGTGTTCACTGGCGCCGGGTTCACCGTGCAAACGGATGGCACCAAAAAGCTACTGAACGGACTGAAGGAAGCGCTCACTCCCAGGTTCGCCACGTGGGCCAGCAGCTTCATATTCGCGGGCGTCATCTACCCCGTGGCCCCGCCGCTCCCACTGATCGCGGTTGGGAAGGGCACAGCCCCATCAGGTATACAGTCCGAGTGGGAGGGAAAGCTCAAAGCCGCCCCAGACCCAATATTTCAACTGGATAGCCCAGCTTGCCATACCAAGAAGCTCACAGCCGCTGTCAGCTCGACCATCGAGGAGCTGTTTGCCTCCTTCTTTTTGGCGGCCACGCTGGCCGGCGGAGATACAGGCCCACTAAACGGAACCAGCTCGGGCACTGGCGTCATCGTGTAAGCCGAGCAATCTAATAGGTTTTACTAGACACCGCAGGGTGGTAGAATGAAATAACTTATGCTCAAAGGGCACATCTAAAAGGCGGAAACCATGTCTTTTCCAACAGGACTTTTTGTTGATGCTCCTGAAATGCAGGACGTGTCTCTGCACGCGCTCGGCGAGGACATCGAAGCGTGGCCAGAGGAACTGATTCAAAAGCTCAAGGAGCGGGTGCCTCAGTCCAACGGCATGAGCATGGTCGTCAAGTTCATGAAGAAAGACGACGAGAACGGAGCCGCGACAGGGTCGATCGTAGTCGCCAGCGCCGACAAGCAGGCCATCGTTCCAGTCATCATCAAAGACTTCATGCTCTATCCGCTGGATGTTTTCATCTGCGACAAGAAGTTGATCCCGCTTACTCCGGACTACTTCGAGGGCTCGTTCAATAACAACAAGGTCTTTCAGAAGATGGAAGAGTACCCTGCCTACGGGGGACTCGGCCGCTTCGAGGACTCGAACCTTTGGAATGCCACTTACCCGCCCAGCCTGGGCCGGTACGCCTACGCGAGTGGTGGGTACCCGGTACTGGACGCAATCAGCGAGACCATCGACCCCACTGAGTGGAAGGCCTACCTCCAGGCCAACCCCGCGGTGGCGGCTGGATTCCACAAGCACGGCCACGCCGAATTGATCAAGAAGGTCGCCAACCTCCGGCCAGTGAACATGAACGAGTTCCGCCAGGGCGCCGACAATTTGATCAAGCGCGACATCGTCATGCTCCGCAAAGAGGGGCCCAACAAGTACACGATCCTCTCCAACTCGGATAAGGTCTTCTCCCCGGTGCTCGTCAAGGGCATGGGCCAATGCGACCTGGCGCAGTTTGCCTCCGGGATCTCGGACCACGCCGAGGACGACATCAACGACGTCGACCAAAACGGCGAGAAGATGCTGCGCGTGACCACGGTCCCCGCCGGCATCCACATCGAGGGTGATAACGCCAGCCTGCCAGTGGAGCTGGCCAACGAATTTGACCACTACGTCGTCCGTAAAAAGAACGGCGTCGAAGTCGAGGGCTACGTCATCCCAAAAGTGGTCGGCTTCAACATGGAGCGCGTGGACCTCAAGATCTTTATCGGCAAGACGATGTCGACGATGCAGGGAGAAATCGCCGGTATCCGCATGAAGAACAGCGCCTTCAAGATGCCAGCCTGCGCCCCACGCGCCGGCCAGACGGGTACCTTCGTCCACCAACCGGACGCCTCTCATGGGCTGGCCACTATCCCGGTCACCATCAAGAGCGTGGTCGATGACTGTGGCAGCAAGCACCTTCATGTCGTCGATTTGAACGGGATCAGCTTCAAAGTGACACTGACTTCGACCGTGTTGGACCGGATCGCTCCCACCCCGGACGGGTACCTCTTGCCCGATACCAAGTTCAAGTGGGTGCCGATGCAGGGCTTCGAAGAGGTCACCAACTCGGCCGTAGACTTTGCCGTGAAGGTGGCTGGCACAGTCAAGACCGCGAACCCGGTCAAGGTCCTCTACACGGGCTACGGCCAGTACGCGATCCGGGGACTCGACAAGTACGCTTACGAGGCGGGCTGGACCCCGATGAACCTCGAGGAGTACCAGGTCAAGTTCCTGCTCTCGAGCTTGGGTGCGAGCCAAGAAAAGGTCGCCCATATCTGCAAGAAGGCCCGAGCCAGCACACAGGCGATCGTTCACAACCTCAATCTGCCCCCGCTCAAAGCGGAGAAGATCGCGGCGGCACTGCCGGTGGCCCGTAAGATGGCAAAGGTTGCCAGCGACTTGCGCTGCAATCTGACCAAGGAAGCGAGCTTCGTCGAAAATTCTCAGACGGTAGACACCCTGCTGTCTCTGAACTTCGTCAACCCAGAAAACATTGCCAAGCTCGTCGGTAAACTGCCTTCGTTCAAGGCCAGCATCTCTTCTCTGGCGAGCATGCTCATTGCCAGTCGCCTCGGGGTCCGTGAGATCCCGGAGGGCGCGGCCAGCACAGCCATGATGCGTTTAGTGGAAGTGGTCAACGGGCTGGAAGCCCTCAGAGCGACACAGGAGAAACAATGAGCTTTTGGAAGGGTTTTGAGAAGGAGGCGGCCATTCCAGCGGGCCTTCACTTCAGCGGCGCCATGAGCAAACTACCGGTGGAAGAAGCGGCCAGGCGGATTGCGGCCCGCACGCAAGTGGTACAGCCAAGTACTCTGGGCAAGCTCTTTGCCAAGTACTGGAAGAAGTAACCAAAACGTCCAATGACTAAATGGTTAAGCCCTATGAACTATACGTCCGCTTCCTGGTCACCAAAGGCTGTGATGAGCTGGAGCTCGTCAACACGGCTCTCACCGATTTAACCCTTCAACCGATCACTCAAGAAGACCTCGACCGGCACTACAACCTCATCCACGACACGCTTCCGGATCCGGTCTCCAGGCAACTGCTGGACAAGCGCTACGAGGGGGACTTCCTTCAATGGATGGGCGTGCTCGACGTCCGCGGCATGTGGCTCCTTGAGAAGCCGTACCGCAACCCGGATGATGGGAACCTCCGCCTCGTCTACGACGTCCACCACGACATCAAGCTCCGGATGAGCCTTAACGCGCTGCTGCTCAAGGGTGCGGCCGCCCCCGACATTTGCCAGAGTCTCAACACCAAGTTCAGCTACATGCTGAAACCCGCCCACGTTGACCTGTACGCGAAGTACTTCTGGGACCACAGGCGGATGACCAGGACGCTCTGGCGATCGTACCTGGCCGGCGCCAGCGAGGCCGAGCGGTCAATCCTGTTCGTGGCTCTGAGTGAACCACTGGACGTAATCAAGACTCTCCTGGACCTCCCCAGTAAGAGCAACATTTCCGACTCGCTGCAGTACCTGTTTGCCAGCGCTTACCAAAAGGCCCGGCACTACTTGCGGTTGAGCAGCAAGGAATCCAACGCCGAGGCACGGGCTTGGATCACCACGTCAATTGCGCTGGCCGACAAGTATGAGAAGCACCGCACCGGAGATCTCGAGGACTTTTCGAAAAGCCTTCAGATGGAGTTCGAGTTCGTGGACTCGGAGTTTCCGACGCCGGATGCCACGGCAATGGCCGAGCTGCAGCGCGGTACTCAGGAAGCCAAGCCCCAGTGGAAAACCTAGCCGAGCCAAGCCTATGAATTATACATGGGTGCTATGCTGTAAGTTGTTGAATTCATTGAATCAGGTTGCAGAGTCTTACCTTAATTATATATATTTTTTAAAAACAATATTTATATATATATAGAGACACATGTTTTAGATAATCGATTAAAAAATGTGTGTCGTATTAAAGTAGCTCAGTGTTTTACAGAAAATCCGCTATTCGGGAAGGTTTCTGCTTATCACTAACAAGGTCGAGTAGTTAGAGATCGGTGGGCGTTTCGAAAATGGAAACCATGCATAAGGAAATGGGGGTAACGCCTGTAGTCGAAGAGGAAGACTCGCTTGTCGCGGATAGTCAATATAACGACCGTGTCATAGAAATTGAGCCGCGCCACGTCGCAAAAGTGACCGAGGTTGCCAACGCCGATGGCACGATGCGCAAGGTATTCCGGGCGACTAAGAGCTCGTTCGTCGGCACCATCCTGTACCTGAACGGAAAGCGTTTTGACTTCAGTGGTCGTAATTACCTCCTGCCCCTGTACAACCGGCGTGACACCCAGGTGCTTCTTAAGACCGGGCGGCAGGTTGAGAAGTGTATGACTCTGGGCAGCACGGTGCTGCTAGCGTCTGGCCAAGAAGCGAGAGCCGACTCGCTGCTCCCTGGTACGACTATACTGGGAATTGACGCCTCTGGTCGTCAGACAGCAGACGTTGTACTGGCGTCGGAGGCAAATGGGGATCA